ACTCAACTTCTTGAACGGCATTTGATGCCATGAATTTTTCAAATGATGTTTTCATATTCTATATAACGATTTATCCTGGGAATGTTGCGTTTTGTTGGATTCTGCGGTCAAGGGCTTGTTGGGTACTCATGTCCGTGGCAACTGCATACGCCTTGATTGGCTTTTGGTTTTGTTGTGCCAATGACCTTGCAATCTGCGCCGATGGGTCGGCTGAACCACCCACGATTGAAACACTTGGTCCGCTTGGTGCGGATGATGATGTGTCCGTTGCACCTGGCACGGGAGTGGCTACCATTCTGCGCACATTCGCAAAACCCGTTGCCAATATCGCCGCCATGTTGATGTATCCAATTGGTGTACCCGCACCCGCTGCCAATGCTTTGTTTGCACCCATGTAAGTATCAATGATGGCACTTGCAATTGCCAATGTTTTACCCGCTGCGGTTTCCTCACCAACGGCACTTGCAATGGATGTTAACGCACCCGTCACGGCACTTGCCAATGCTTCTTGTTGACTGATTTTTAATTCGGTCAATGCCTTTTCATTCTGTGCAGACCATGTGGCAAACTCGGTTTCTTTGGTCTTTCTGTCCGCATCGTATTGGGTTTGTGCTTCCGCCTTTTGGTTTAACACTTCTTGGTAGGCAGCCGTTCCCTTTGTGAGTTGTGATAATTGTGTGTCAAAGTCCGCTTGGCGTCGTGCGTTCAATTCATCCAATTGGCGCATTTCTTCTTCACGCAATGCCTTTTCCGCATCCTTAACCGCTTTGAATTTTTCAAACTCATTTTTGATTAAGTCGGCACGATCCACCGCCGCTTGTTTTTCAGCCAACAACGCTTCGTTGGTGATTTCGGTTTGTGATAACTTGGATTCGTTGATTGACTTTTGAATGTCCAATGCTTCTTTGCCCAATGATACTTCGTTGGTTAAGGTTTCAGACATCAACCCCGCATACTTTGCAGTAACACCCGTTAATTCTTGTTGCAATGCCAATAATTCATTTGCTCGGTCTTTGTTGTAACCCAACAAATTTTGTTGCATTTGAATGATGCCCATTCGGGCTTTGATGTTTTCTTGTTCCTTTTGCTCACCCTCGGCCAATACCCTTTGCAATTCTTTGTTGGCTGCCAATCTATCTTCGATGGTTTTGTTTTCATCATCACGCAATTGGCGTTGCTTTTCAGCCATCAAATCGTACTTTTCAACAATACCTTGATAAAGGGTTTGTAACCGCTGAATGTTGGCTTCCGCCGCTGCCAATACATCCTTGTTATCAAATGCCCGTTTGGTTGCCTTTTTGATTGTAGTAACTGCGTTTGTGACACCCTGAACAACATCATTCACAACCCCCTTGATGTTTTGCATCTTCTTGGCATTTTCTTGTGCCAACTTGATGTTCTGTTTTTGGAGTGCGTCTATTTCATCGCTTATCTTTTTGGCTTCTTCGGTGTCGCCCGTGAATTCATTCCAGTTCTTTCGGAGTTCCAATATGGCAATCTTGGCCGTGTTTGCCCATTGAACAAACTTATTGAACACCCCGTCAATCATGTTTTCTTTAATCCACTTCGCACCATTTTGGAATGATGTCACCAAATCACCCCACCATTTCTGCGGATCTTTGAACGCTTTACCCATCCAAACAAACAATGGTTTCAACACCTCGATTACACCATTTACCACACCTTGCATCACAACCATGGCTTGGTTCATCAAGTCAACCACCGCTTGGTTTTCACTCAATACATTTTTGAAGGTATCCAACACCCCCAACAGAATACCAAAACCCAATCCCGTTTTGACTGCGTTTCCTATGGATGACAAGGTTTTACCAAACCCTTTCAGCCCGTTCGCTGCCTTGCCAAATAACCCAGGTAAACCCTTGACACTTTTGGATAAATTGTCAATGTTCTTTTCTGCCTTACTGGTTTCGGCATTTACCTTAAAATTTATTTCTTCCGCCATGACTTGTATGCTCTTTTATATTGTTTTGCAACTTGCTTTAATGTTTGGTTGTATTGGTATTTGCCTTTGGCGATTTCCACCGTGTCGGAAACCCCGTACCATTCTTGTGATTGTAAAAGTTGAATTATCTGTGTTATCATTTTTTAAGTACTAAAAAGTTTGCATTGATGAAATTGATGGTGTGTAAACCCGCAGCCGCACCATACATTTTCCAAACAAAGGTGACTTCATCCGTGGGTGACAAATCCAAAACAGTATCAATTTGAATACCATGGAAATTTGAATCCGTAACCAAATAAGCGGTGGTGTTGATGCCGTTTATTTGAATGGCAAATTCCAATTCTTTGTTTCCGCTTTGTGCAAAATTACAAGTGCCAATAAATTTGTATTGACCGCCATTTGTACACACATAGGTTGATGGGTTCAAAGTGAAATTGATGTTGTCAACATAACCAATTGATTCTTCTTCCTCCATTGGGATTGTTTCCCATGTTAAACCATCGGTGGATGATGCCGTCACCGTGTCCGAATACATCGTGATTTGGTTGAATTGGATGATGGATTGAATGGTGTCAACTTGCTGAACCAAACTAAACACATTGTTTTGGTTGTAGTCCGTATCTTGGTTGGTATCCAAATAATCTTGGCCGTTGAACTTGTATGAATTCATGATACCCTTTGCAACCGAATAATCCTTCAAATAGGTTTCACCAAATGGTGTTGCGGTTGGGTTGCTGAAATCGGGTTTTTGTCCAGTGCTTGTGAAAGTCAAAACATTTACATCGGGGTATGTAACCAATTCCAAGTTGGCTTGTTCGGTCAACATATCGTATTGGATTGATTGCACTTTGTAGTAATTCGATGAAATGGCGATTGTGTCGTTCAATTCAAGGTTCAACCATTCACCCACGGGAAGTATTGCAGTCATTTTAACCACCCTTGATTGCGTTGAATACATACGGGATAGGTATTCTGTCCAATACATATCGTACATGGTCTTTGTGGGCGCATTACCACGCAATGACAATTCCAATCCAAAGGCGTTTGAATAACTTGTGGATAAAGTTGGATACTCTGAATATGGTGTCATCAAAGGCATCACATATTGTGTTACTCCGTTAAAAAACCATGTATCCGAAACCGATTGTTTACCTCCATAGTAAAACATGGTGTAATCTTGTTGCACTGGCTTGGCATCTTGGTCCATAAACACGGGAATGTTCAATTCCGTTTTGCGTACTATTTGCCCATTCAAATTGACTTCGTTCATCGCCTGGGGGGCAATCACATGGAATGGGGTTTCAATGTTGAATTCCTCCGTGGGATAATCAATCAACGGCATGAACTTAATTGAACCAAATTCCCGTTTGTTGATTTGTTTGTAGTAAGCATTGGCCAAACAAGTTGATTCTTGGTGTGCCATGGAAATATGGCGAGGAATGGGTATTTTATCGTGTTGGATATCTTTGGTGTCAATGTACCGACTCCAATTCTTTGTCGTACCCGCTGCAAACCAATCGGCCAAATTGTGAATCTCAATTTCCTTTTCTCCAACGGGAACCAATATGCAATTGAAACCCTGCAAAACCCCATTGATAAAATCTTTGATGGGTTTTTGTGGCATCGCATCACCCATCCCAATCGTTGTTCCGTTAATGCCTTGTGGGGCTTTGCTACAATCAAATGTTAAAATTGATGCCGCTGCAATCGTTGAAAATGTGCTATACCCGATTGTTACTTCATCACCAGAATTTAACGCCAAGTTTGCCGAATAATAGGTTGTGCCAACTGTGTTTGTTTGCTGAACAAATGTGTTCATCACTCGCCCGTTAACCATGAATACAAAACTGATGGATGTATTCAGTACGGAAATAAAACTAACATTCACCCCAATACGCATCGTGTATGTTCCCGTGCGGTTCGGTGTGTAAATCCCCGTTGTTGCGTTGTAGTTCCCCGATGGGTTTGTTCCAATGGTGGGATAAATTATTTTGGTGTAATTCACCACTCCCGTTGTGCGGGTTACATAAGTATAGGTGGAAACACTTGCATCAAATGTTCCTGGCAATGTGTATTCTGGATCGTACAATGGCCCCGCCGTTTGCATTGGCAAAATATACAAATCATCCATTTCGGGCCTTGTAAGAAACGAACCCGACAATGTGTAACCGATTTCATCGAATGCCGTTGTGAGCATTTCACGAAGGCGAATCGCGGGGCGTAAATCATCCACCTCAACACCCCTTGGATTGCGAATGTTTCCGTTTACACCACTCAATGTTGAATATCTCCACCCTTGGTTGTAATCGGCAATCGGCCATAAAATATCGCCACTCAATAATGTTTGATTCCACGATGAAAGTATGTTGGAATAACTCGCCGTGTGGTTGTACGCACTCCAATCAACTTCATTCATCAATGTTTCACCCCACGCATCCAAAATCTTCTTGGTAGTGCCATAGAAAATGATATTGTACAATTGTGGTAATCCATCCTTGAATTTACACCCAATCAATTCAACACGACCTTCAAACACGGGCAATCCGTGGATGAAAATGGTGGCATCTTTTCCAATGTTGGGATTCCATCCAACGATAACCATGTTTTCATCAAACCAGTTGGCAAAGATTTCGTTGTTGGTGTCCGATGCGGGTATTTGGAAATCCTTGGTGTAATCTGTCCAAATGGTGGCCAGGTTCATCAAATCCTTTAACTGCCTTGTAAGGGGGATAGATTCATCGTTGAATAGGTCAACGGGCGTTCCATCAATCGTGAGTGAAAACCTAATCATCGTACAATTTTATTAATCTTCGGTTGGCTATACTCCATTTGGATGGTGTACAAAATCAACTTTTCATTCACACGGGTTTTGTATTCAAACGCTGAATCGGAAATTCGTGCCGATAATAACGCCGATCCATCCAACACCAATAAATTGGTTGAATAAAAGATTTGTTCAACAATGTTCACATCGTTTTGGCTTATCCAATCGGTGTTTACTGTCATCGTTTCAACGGAATTTACAAGGTAACTTGTGGTGATGGGTACCCCGTATGTCCATGCCTGGGCCATGTCGGTTTGTTTGAACACGGGTTGTTCGTACTTTTCTTTGGTTACTGCGAATGTGGAACGATAAACACCATTGAATAAAAACGAATCATACACCCCGTATTTGTTTAGGAATAACACATCTTGTTGACCATACTTGTTTTGGCACACAAAATCAACGGGTATAACCACATCATCGCCCGTTTTAACGAAGGTAATGTTGGCATCGATACCCCACACACCCCCAGCGGTCATAAGTTGCTTAATTTCGATTCCTTGGATGGTGTTTGCACTCAACCCACCAACCGCATTTGGGGTAACTGTGGCACTCCCACAAGTGATGGAAGTAATCACGGTTGCATCATACCATAAATACGCCGATGGTGTTTCGGTGGTGATGGTTACTTGGGTTTTGTCGGTCAATACATATTTGGTTGGGTAACCGATGTTCCAACCTTCGGAGGTGTATGTATAACCCGCCGTTGCCAAAATCACATTTGATGTTACATAACTTGTGTAAGTTTTTGTGGTACCTACCAAATAAGCCCCACGAACTTTCACGGCCACACGCCTTGCCCCATCACCGATATTGGGTTTATATGTTCCGTTGACCAAAAAATCCTCGGTGATTTCTTGTTGAACCAGTTTGTGAATGTCAATCCACCCACGACCACTTCCGTATTGGTCGGGCTTTCTTTGGATAGTCCAATTTGGGGTTGCGGGTAATGTCGTTGTTCCACTCCACACAAATACTTGACATTCATAATAGAATTCCGTTGATGTGTACAACGCATCGTAAAATTGGTACATGATTGGGGAATTACATCCCACTATGGATTGTGGTTGTTCGTTGAAAATCATCTTTTGAATCTTGCTTTTATGTCTTTGGCCATTGCCGTTGTTAATGCCTTATTGAATGATGGTAAAATTTCCTTTCGTGCCATTGTTACAAATGGGAATGGTTCAATACCAAAGTGTTTAATCTTTCGGTTCATCATGAATCGCATTGCGTTTTCATCGGCCTTGCCTTTGAATCGTCCTGTTCCCATGTCCCGTGGTTGAATGCGTTTCATCTTTGTCCAATTCCGCATTGATGCCAATGGAATGCCCTTGCCTGGCTTTCTTCCATTCTGCACATAATCGGCAGTTTTGTTCATGGTAATCCCCATGTCCAACCCTTTGGGTGCGGGTTGAATAGAATTTACCAATTGGCCAGATGCCACATAGTTTCCACGGAATGTCTTTTTGGAAACTGAAATGGGTGTCCAACCTTCACCAACCTTTTTCCACTTGGCACGGATAGAAGTTCGTGGGCGTTTTACCTCCAATAGGGTACGACATGCAATCGCCCATTTGTTGGAATACTCCGCAACTACTTGTTCGCTATTTTTATACGCAATCGCCATCCGTAACCCATGGGTTAATTAATTCAATTCCAACTGTGATTTGGTATCCCGCCAATACTGAATCCAATGTTTCAACAAATGGTTGAAAAGTAATTGGGCGTATGTATTGGATTTGGTTGTAATAATCTTGTTCCGTGCGCCATAACCCCTTTGAAAATCTTACATACAAATCTTGTAAAATGTTGGCATAGTTTTGATTCTCGGTGTATCCGTATTGGGAATACTCGGTGATTAGGTTTTCTTGTTCGTTTTCCGTTTTTAAGAAGTTAACCCGATCCGCTACCATGATATTCATTTGGATGGTTGCCACCTGGTCTGTCAATGCCACCGATTGAATTGAACAATGCATCAACGGGAATACCAAAAATGCCTTAAAATCAAATTCGGTTAATGTGCCGTGTGAATAGTTCCACCCCTCCAAATCGGCAATGTCTTTCATCACCTCAAATGCGGTGCCAATGTGATTATTGTTCATCGTTGTTTAATTGCTTTTTGTTCCATCTTCGCAATGTCGCTTTCGTAAGCGATCCACATACAAGCGGAGTGAATGGGTTTTGTATAAACTTCTTCAAGGTTGAGGAAACTTCGGTTAGCAAGTCGGTAGACCATTCCAAACCATCCCCATTTTTCGGTAAGTCGTACTTCATCGACACTTCCCCCCTCCTCACCATCGCCAAATACTTCTGGGTAGAATTCAACAAGTCGATTCCTAAACTCCAAAAAAAAAGCAACGCACCAAACGCCGTGTTGCAATCCATGTCCTTGAAATCTGCGTTTAACTCCGCATTGTACGGGGTAATTTCATACCTTCCGTTTTGGCCTTCCTTGGTGATGGGGCGATACAAAACCGATAACACCTTCCAAATATCATTGGGGGTTTTTTGGTATGTTTCAATGTCGATAAATTCACCCGTTGACAATTCATCCATGTTTGGGATGAAGCCGTATTTGATGCCGTTCATTTTGAACCTGGGTGTGAACACGGGTTTTGATTCCAGCATCTTGGAAATCTTAATCACACAATCTTTGAGGATGTCAAATGGGATGGCCTTCACTTCACTTATGGTCAATTCACAAAAGATGGCAACCGATTCCAATTGTCTTTGTGTTTCATCCATATCGGCCTTCAATTCATTGTACGCCAACATTTGATGCAACTTAACATCCTTCAACTCCGTGGGTACAATGATGGTTTTTGTTTCAATCATATACCCATAAAACGCCAATAATGGCTATTGTTTATACTAACCTTTCATGTAGTATGGTGTGAACCTGGGCGTGATACCTTTGCATCTCCTTATCCGTTACCAAAATATCCGTAAACTCCCGAACCGATGAAATGATGGTGGAATGGTCAAGGTGTGAAATGTTGCCAATCTCCATGAATGTCATGTTTAACCTTTTTCTGCAAATGTGGTTGAACATATGTCGGGCGTACATTGGTTTGCGCTTTCTTGACTTGGTGATAATTTGGTCGGGTGTCATGTCCATCACCTCACAAATAACCCGTAACACTTCACCCCATGTGGTGTAATTATTGTTGATGTCCGTTTTGGGTTGCACAATCTCCCGTTTCAACATTTTAATTTCGCGATCGTGTTGCATTTTGTTTTCAACTACTAACAATCGCAGTCGTTTTATTTCTTGTTTAAGGTTGTGTATTTCTTGGTAATGGCTTGTCATATTGTTCTTTGAATTGCTTTGAATATCTCGTATGCTACTTGTGGCACAATGGCGTTCCCGTATGCTTTTATGGATTCGTTTCTCCACTTTGAAAAGGTAATTCCGTCCAATTCGGTGGGAATCCCATCATCTCCGCCACAAATCGGGGATTGAGTTGGGAAGTTGTCCCAGGTTGTTTTGTTGTTTTGTGGATTGTTGAAACCAAATCGTCCCCCTTCCAATTGGGTTGATCCTCCCTCGCGTTGAAATCCGATGCCGCGGGTGTTGGCAACATCCCTTTGTACAACATCATTGATAAATCTTCCTGCCTGCCCTTGTTGATTCTGTTTTCCCAATACTGTGTCGACTTTCCGTGTTTGTGTTCTGATGCTGTTGGAGTTGGTAGCATCCCTATTTGTGCCATCGTTTCCAATGAATCTATCTCCCTCTTGTCTATTCTCTTCTGACTGTTCTTCATTGATGATGCCCGTGGCGTCGGTAACATTCCCATTACTGCAAAATTCTCTAGATACATCGCCCTCGTTTCCCCTCCGTATGTTTCTTTGCGTTTCATCGTTTG